TATAAACAAACTATTTTAATTAATAGTTCAATAAATTATATAATTGGTATTACATTACCCAATATACTTGTAATAAATCCTTTAATTCATCCATTAGCAATGACATCAGTAAAAGTATTTTTAGGAAAAAGAAGCGAACAAATATTATCTTGTAATTATTTATTAGATAAATGTAATTATTTACGACCAATTATAGATTTAAATTCATATAATTATTATGATATTTCAAATGAATTAATTTTTAACTATGATGTCTCAAATCAGTTTGTACCTAATATAAATAAAGTGATTTTTAAAGATAATGTAATATGTTCTGATGTATCAAACAATATGTTAAATTTAATAGATTCATATCATATATTATTAGAAAAAACAATTTTCAATCAATATATTAGTTATTTATGTAAAATTAAATTACCAAACAAATTATTAATTATTGGAAATGTTCAAAATTATAACTCCCAGTTCTTTATTGATAAAATATATCCAATTAATTTAAATATAGATAATACTTTTAATTTTATAGATTTAAGAATTATCAAACAACTAATTTTACAAAAATTACCTGAAAATCAGATAATTATGTGGAAAAAATATAATTTAGTATTAAATGGATTAGTAGAGGATACATTAAGTGGATTTCAAGTAGAGATTGATATAACAGGAATTAATTATAATCCTACATTTGAATATTATATTGATAAAACAATCCCATGTAAAATTGTAGAAATTGAAGATGTATATTATTTAAGAACAACAGATTTCATTGAAAATCCAAATTACATTTATTCTAAACATATTAATTATTTAAAAAAATCAAAGAAAAGTACATATGATACAAATATTAATATTAATCCTATCTTTGAAAAAGATTTTGGATTAGAAAGTATACAAATTCCTACTCAATTAACTTTACAATCTAATATTAATTATTTTTATTATACAATTAATAATGATATAACTTATTTAACTAAAAGTGATATAAACTTATCAGCAGGCAATTTAAATTTAAATGTAGTATCTACATACATTGACCAAGTTTATAATAAAAGAACTTTAACTACTAATAATCAAATTATTACTTCTGAATTAAATAATATTTATTTAAATAATTTTAAAACGAATATATTTGATGAAACAACTATTTATTTAGATTCAGTAGGTTCATTATTAAATATATTTAATGATACTATATTTAGATTATCAACTTTATTTAATCCAATTAAATCATGGAATACTTGGTCTTTATTATCAAATCCAGACATTACAAAAGATGTTTTTGTGAAAGGTAATATACAAATGGATGCTTCTGGTAATATTTCATTAGATGGGTCAAATAATTATTATACACAATCTGAAATTAGTGATTTGTCTGGATTTTTACAAGTTTTACCAGATAATAATAATTTACCAAGATTTTTGGTATTATTAGATTTTCAAAATGCATTTTATGAGAATTTACCAAATTTTATCAAATATATTGACTTTTGGTTAAATCCAGTTACTTATATTAATAGATTTTTGATTGACTTAGGTTCTAATATTAAATTTACTGGAACTCAGTTAATATTGGATGGAGTACCTTTAGACAAGTTAGTAATTAATAATCAATTTATTGTTATTGCAACAAATAATACATATGTAATAGTTAGAGATATATCTTTAGTATCAAATGAAATATTTAATCTGGTAAATAATGTTTCTAATAATACTTTGTATGGTGTTACAATTTATGGTGTATTAAATCATATTTTAACTTTATCCCAACAATTTATTGGTTTACAAAACACTGTGATTAATTTTGTTGGCCAATCTAAAAATTTTGGTGATATGTTATTATATATATTTAAAAGTAAATTAGGAGAAGCAATAGATTTTAGAGCAATGAATAATTTTTCAACTTTAGGATTAGATGTATTGACTAACATAATAACTTATAATACAGGATATGATGCCGTTGAATATTTGAAAGATTATCCATTTAATGCAACACAACATATGTTAAATATAGATATCCCATATGATTTAAACTATAGTGTAGATACAAGTTCTGGATTATATCCATATGCTATATTTTTAGAAGATGAGACATATGCATCTCATACTGTATATAATATTGATTTTTTACAAGGTAACCAAATATTAAATAAAATATCTGTTGATAATCCTTTAATTTTCAATAATCAAATACAATTTTATTCCAAAAATAATTTTGATATTAATAATAATTTTAGTATTGATGCTTATAAATCATATGATATTTCATCTGCTATATTTGTTGGATATGTTTATACAGTAAATACTACAATTGATTTCAATTTATTTTTGACCATAAAATATAAAACTATTCAATTAGCAACTTATGATAATTATTTAGTTTTTCCTACTTATATTGATACATTAACTTCATTTATTCAAGCAGAAACTAATGTTGGTGTAAATAATTATGATATATCAGGAAATATTACAACAATAGAATTATTAAAGATAAATCAAACATTTGATGCAAATTCTCCAGATTATTCAATTTATTTTTCATCTAATAATAAGTTTTATAGAATTACAAATATATCAGGTACAACATTAACAGTAAGTGGTATAATAAACAGTTTTATAAATACACAAATAATATTAACAATAAAAGCAACTTCAATAACTTATACAAATTTAATATTATATAAATTGAATTTAGCAGAACCAATAATTAATTATCAATATTATTTTGACCTTAAGAATGTACCTAAGAATTTCTATATTAATGACGATGTTAAAGTAACTGATTTAAAATTTATCGGTGATGATGTACTGGATGTTTTATTAAATAGTGTTGATATATCTACTAATTTTGTGATTCAAAATATAGTTCATTATTCAAAAATTGGTGAATATCCCCCAGAACCAATTCAAAATATGGAGAAAATGGCCTCTTACTTATTTGAATTTAATGATATTCCACCAATTAATAATGCTACCAGTTGTTTTATATATTATGATGCAAGTTATAATAGTCATGAAAATGGTGATGTATTTATTGAAAATTTTATTAAAAATATCAATGATTATGTTTATGTTAGTTCTAATGATGTGATTAAATTTAGTTATAAAACACAAATGGTTTGTGATATATTTATTAGAGATGGAGATATTCATTATCATACATTTGGTGGTGTTCTAAATAAATGGAACATAGCTATATATACTTATACAAATGGATTATTAACATTTGAAATACCTGACTCATTAATATTCAATTCAAAATATTCATATTTAATAAATGATATATTTGTTGATATAAGTAATTTCTTCTTGAAAGGAATATATGTAGAAGTAACAACAAATTTAGATATTTCTGGAACATTTGTATTAACACAAGTAATTATTGAAACAGTTATAGATAAACCAGATAATAATCAATTATGTTCTATTGAATTATTTGATCCATTAGATATTCGTTACGATGGTTATATTCAAACATTAAATAATAATGGGGAAGAAATAGGAGAATATATTTATTTATTGAATATTAAATCAGATTATAAACCATTAGTTTATAATAATACAAACTCATTAGTTTATTTAGAAGATTCAATATTATTTGAAGGGCAAATATTAAATATACCATCTGCTCAAATTATTTATGGACGCGCGTTGGCGATTGGTGGCTATACTATTTATTATTCAAATAATTATGAAGACTGGATACCAGTTGATTATATTACTTGGTTAAATCCAATTCTTACAATAATTTATGTAAATTATAATTTCATTGCAGGAGGCCGTTCTGGTAGTTCTTATCTGATGACTTCTTCAGATGGAATAAACTGGAAAGATAATGAAGCCATAAAACCATTTTTTATAGATCCATATACAGGTGGTTATGTAACATCTTTAGCAACAGATGGTCAAAATATAGTTGCTGTATGTAATCAATTTATTATTAGTGAACCAAGTTTTTTATTATATTCTGTTGATAATTGTAATAGTTGGAATAAATATGAATTAAGTGATTCTGTATATTTTAATCAAATTTTAAATAATGGTGAAATATGGGTAGCTGGAGGTAGTAATTTAGATACTAGTAATAATTCAATTGCGTGGTCATTAAATGGTATAACTTGGACACAAAGTACAATTAATAATAATAAAGTAGGAACTATTAATTATTTATATTGGGACGAAAAAAAATCAATTTGGATTGCAAATTGTTCAACAAATTCAATTTACATTAGTAACGATGGGAAAATATGGAATAAAACTAGTTCATTTAATTTGAATTCATTAACTTTAATTGATTACAATGGTACTTATTGGTTAGCAATAGGTAATAGTAATTCAATTAAAAAAAGTACTGATTTTATAACTTGGACTGATATTAGTGGTCAAAATGCATCAGCATTAATTACTAATTTTACTACTATAAAATGGTCTGGTAGTAATTGGATTTTAGGAGGTAATTCAAATAATGTGATATATAGTACTGATTCAACTACATGGACTTCTTCTTCATCTACTGTTACAACACCAATAACAAATATAATTGTATCTTATACTTATAATAATCCAATGTACATAGTAAATAATCAATTATTAGAAAATATTCAATCAATTATTATAAATGAAACACAAATGAAATATCCAATAACTTCTACTACACTTGTTCAATATAGTTATATAACATTTACTTTATATAAAAAAATTAGTATGGGTAAATATCAAATTTTTATTGATGAAGATACATTTAATTTTTTAGATATATTCAATTTTCAATTAGAGAATATAAATAAATTTTATTTAATTAGTAAATTTGCGCAATTTAAATTAGATAAAAAATTTGCAAATCAAAAGATTACTCCATATGTAGACCTTACAATAGATACAACAAATGTTACTACAACATTTAATTATACAGAACCTGCTGCCTTTGTACCTGATTTATACAGAAAAATTTTTGAATATATAGAATTTTATATCGGCGACCAATTAGTAGAACAATTAAATAAGGATGTAATGGAAGTTCAATATCAATTTCTCAAAGACGATAATAAAAGAAATCAAATAAATAAAATGGTTCAATCATATCAATACAATAATGGTTTTAGATTTATAGTACCGTTAGAATTTTGGTTTAGTGGTGATACAACACAAGCAATTCCATTAATTTGTTTGACTTACACATTAATATCTTTACGATTTAAAATTAGTGATTTGAGTGAATTATTAACAAATATAAACTTTACAATACCACATACTCCTGATATTAATATACAAGTAAATATAGATGGTATTATTCTTGATACAATTGAACGAGAATTATTTGGTAATTTACAACATGAATATATGATAGAAAGATTTAAATCCTATCCAGATAGTTTAGTGGCTTCTGTAAAGTCAGTATCACGAATGAAATTTAAAAATATGGTTAAAGATATATTCTTTATTACAGAAATAATTTCTACAAAAGAACCAACTTATATTAATTATACATATAAACAAGATTATTATTCGGCTTATTATAAAAATAAACGGGCATTATATGATGAATTTTTAATAACTGGTGTATATTCAACTAAAATAGGAAAAGAAAATTCAGTTGATTTTGATATTATTAAAAAAGCAATTAGTGATGTAAAATTAAATGCAGAACGTGTTGTATATTTTAATCAATCGGCAATATTATCATTATATTGGATTGTTGATATGGAATTTGTATTATTTTTAGATGGGAAATACCAAGCAAAATTTAGCACTTTGGAAGCTAGACGGGCAAATTTAGAACTATATTTTGGAAAACTTTATAATCCTATTAAAAAAGCTAATTATATTAGTCCAATTTCAACCTTAAATATTCAAAGTAGCGGTACTGATTTATTTGTAGCTCTCCCAAGTAATTATTTTAATCTTATTGTTCCATACGAAAGATATAAAACTAGTGTTGATCCTGGATTTTATGCTTATAGTTTTTCATTGTATCCTTTAGAAAAACAACCTTCTGGTCATGTAAATTTTACAATGTTAGATGATGTAGTTATTAATACAGTGAATGATAGTAGAGTTACTACAGATCCTTTTATATTGAAAACAGTTGTGAGAGAATATCAGATTTTAAGAATTATGAGTGGGATGGGGGCTTTGGCGTGGGGAGACTGATAAGCTAAAGCTTATTTCGCTTAAGCTCAACTTCGTATTGCTTTGCTAAATAAAACTTTGTTTTATCTTGTGGAAACTTCGTTTTTCGCTAAAGCTCAGCTTCGCAATGTTATGATATAATAAATTATTTAATTTATTATTTTATTATTTTAATTTATTATTTTATTATTTTATTTTATTTTATTATTTTATTTTATTATTTTATTTTATTAGGTGTATTTAATTTCGGGTTTCTCTCTCTCGCAGTTTAAAAGTTTAGTAACTTTGTTACATAAAAAGTAATTATATGAAAAATCATTTAAGAAAATATTATCTATTATAATATAAAGTTTATGTCTTTTATATGTAATTATTGTAAAAAATCCTATTCTAGTATTCAATCTAGATGTAACCATATACGCAAATTTCATACTGATAAAAAAGTGAATATAATTTCTAATGTAACAGAAAGTGTAAAAATTTGTAACAAAAATGTAACACATTGTATTAAGTGTAATTATGAATTTAATAACAGACAATCAAAATGGAGGCACGAAAAAACATGTAATCAAAAAGAGGATAAATTGGATTTAGTTTTGAAAGAAAATATAGAAATGAAAAAAGAAAATATAGAAATTAAAAAAGAAATAGAATCCTTAAAAAATATGCTTCAGAAAGCTTTAAAAATTCATCCTAAAACTTTAAATAAAATGAATAATAATGGATGCATTGTTAATAATGGCACTATGAATGTTCAATTAGTTCAACTTGGTCATGAAAATTTGGAAGATGTTTTATCAATAAAACAAAAATTAAGTATATTAAATAGACAGGCTATGAGTATAAATGATTTAGTTGAACTTATTCACACTACTCCTGAATTTAAACAATTTCAAAATGTTTGTATTACTAATCTTCAAAGTAGTTTTGGATTTATGTATAATGAAAAGGCAAAAAAATTTATAGCAGTAAATAAAAATGAATTATTGGATGACCTTATAGATAATCGTATGTATGATATTAATAATTTCTTTAAAGAAATTGAAAATAAACTAACTCCAGAAAAAGCTACTAGAGTTAAAAAGTTTATTGATAGAATGTTAAAAGAGCCAGAACTTAAGAATTTAAAGAAAGAAGAAATAAAATTAATTTTATATAATAATAAAGATAAAATTAAAATTGAAGAAAATAATAAAATTGAAATATAGTTAATTTTTATAAATAATACCCCAAACCCCCTAACCCATTAATAACCCTAAAAATATTCAATTGAATCCCATAAGCTCTGATTGTTGTAGGATTTTGATAATTTACCAACTTATTAAAATTGATTGCTAAATAAGCATCATCAATTTTACTAAAATTTAATGTTCCAGATGGTTGATAATCCAACGGATTAATACAGAAAGTAAACATATTAATACCATAAGGTGATGAAGTAAATTTATTTTGATATGTTTGTACTAAACTATAATATTCGGGTTTGCCTAATTCCATTCTATTAACTGAATTCAAAACTAAATATTCTTGTGAAATTATTTTATTTGTAGTTGTAGAAATAGGCTCCAATGAATAATTAAATAAATCATTTGCATTATAATTAGATACTAATTGAGCACGCCATAAAATTATTTTAATTGGATTGACAAATGGAATCTTGTATGAAATATTAGTTGAATAAAAAGTTTGTTCTTGTATATTTTGAATGACTGGAACAAGATATTCATGTGTATTATTTACAAAAAGAAATCTTTCACTATTATCTAAATATATATAATTTACTAATAAATAAGCTGCTTGAAGTGTTGGTGTATTGAATCTAAAATAGTCTTCATCAATTACTATTATTGATGTTGATGAAATATTTTGTTGAAATTTAGATTCATCTCCAATAATTACATAATTTGGGTCATTATTAGTAGTTGGAACTAAAAAATCATCTTTTATTTTATTGTAGTATAAATTATTATTTAATGAATCAAAATAAACAAATCTTCCAATATAAGTATTTCCTCCTACAGTTTGTCTTATTATTTCTCCTTCTTTAAATAAACAAAATGGTTCCAAAGTAGTTATATAATTAGTTGGACTTTGTAAATAACATTTATTAAAATCATTTAATTGAACATGAATTTTAATATCATTGTGAATCATAGCAACTATAGGTAATGCAATACCAGAATCTTGACAAAACCAAAAGTTTAAAGGAATATGTAAACTATACGTTGGTTTACCATTTGAATATTTAGTTAATAATTCTATATTTCCAACCATATTTGTAAGCGCTTTCTTTTTTCCAAGATTAGCAACTAATTCGCTCCATATATTTAAATAATCACCAAATTGTCTATCAATTAAAACTCCTCCAATTTCTAAATCTACATAACTTAATAAAGCAAGACCAATTTTCTTAGTCCAAGCAAATTTCTTAATACCAGTAGGTAAAACTGAATGATTTTCCATAATAATATCAGGTAATTCAACATATAAATAAATTGCACCTAATAAATCTGCATTTTTTGATAAATTAACAGTAACTCTTCTTCCGAAATCTGGTGTAGATTTAAAATATTGTGCTATTGTATCAATTGAAAAATTTGTATATCTTTTGTGTGCTATTTTGAAAAATGTTATTTCTGGTTCTGAAGATAGATAAATATTTTCTTTACCTACTGAAACCAATAATAATAATCCTAAGCCCATATTAATATAAGTTTGGAAAATTACTTTATATAAAGTTTTCTTTAATAAATAATAATATTTTAATGTATTATTATTAATTTAATTTATGTATTTACCAGTTAAAGTATTTCTTCCTGAATAAATCTGCTGGGATTAGAGGGGAAGCAGGGGGGGAGGGAGGAGGAGAGGCAAAGTTAAAGCCACCCGGGGCAACAATTCTGTCATTAGGGTTAGGGGCACTTAAGTAAGTTGGAGAGTTTGATCTCAAAGCAGGACGAGAGGCAGAGACGCTGGGACCAAATGCTGCTGCTGCTGCATTTGGGTTGGAAGCGAGACTTGAGGCAGGGGCAGAAGGGGCAGAAGGGGCAGAAGGGGCAGAAGGGGCAGAGGCGCCACTTGATAATCTAGCATCTATAGAATTGACTTTTTCTTCAATATTTAAAACGCGGTGTATTGCATCAGTAATTGAAATTAAATCGTGAGCCTTTCTTACTTGTTTTGCTTTTAAAGTATCGTATTTGTCGCTCAAGTCTTTTAGTAAGTCAGCAGTAACAGGGCTTGTAGCTAATTCATCTTTAAATTCGGGTTTATTTTTTACTTCATTATATTTAACAATGTAATGGTAGACTTTGGTTAATTTTTCTTCAGTGTATTTGAGTTCGGATAATAATTGTCTGATACGGTTATTATCAGCGACATCAATTTGTTTATTTTGGCGTCTTAAGCTTTCAACAAAGTTATTGTAAATATTAGCAAGTTCATCGTAAGTTTTGTTGAGAATAGGTTGTTCAGCACCGCCTTTCATGGCTACAATTGTTTTTAGGGAATCAACATGTTGTATATATTTATTAAATGTGCTTCCACTGAAACCACCACCACTTTGTACTTTTACTAACATTCTAGGTGTTTTGGGTTTGATTGTTGCTGTTAATTCAATTCTTTTTTGAACGAAATTATATGATTTAGGATCAACTAATGGATTTCTAGCAGCAGTTATGAAAGACATTATAATGTGTACTAAAGGTGAGTTGGAAGATATTCTAGCTCCTGCTGCAGCATCGCCCCTAGATATTTCTGAAATCCAATTTTTATACGCATCTTTATCATCAGGCTTAATACCTAAAGTTTCCAACACTTTAAGAGCTAATGAGCTACTCATATTTTTAAAACCATTTGATAATGATGCAGTTACAGATTCAAGACTGGCTATACATGTATTTCTATTACCACCTTCTAAACAACTAGTAATTATACCAGCACATGTATTTGCATCTACACTTTCACCACAAGATTCTGCAGTTGATTCAGGTTTTAATACAGCACTTGTAGGATGATAATCTTCTTTTAAATATGCTGAAAGCGCATATCTGATACTTTCTTCAGATCTAGAATCTAACGCTGATCTTAAGTTACCTAAACTTGACATTTATATATACTAATGTTTAGAAATAAAATTTAAAAAACTAAATATTTTTTTAAAAATTTTAATCTAAAATAATATAATGATTGGTCTTAACGATAGAGTATATAGTCTCCCTGTTTATAGCTGGATTTTAATTGCTTTAGTTATATTAGTTTTCTTAATTACAACATTTTCTAGCTCAGGCGCAAATTCAAAATCTACAAACTCCGAAAATTTTGAAGAAAATTCTTCTAAAGAAAATAAAATTAAAGTATATAACTTTAATACATCTTGGTGTGGATGGTCAGTACGCTTCCAACCTGAATGGAAAAAATTTGAAAATGACATTAAATCTAAAGGCGATTTAAGTCATGTTGAAGCTCACGATGTAAAGTGTGATAATCCTGAAAATGATTTCTTATGTAAGGAATTTGAAGTAGCTGGTTTCCCTACAGTTATAATTGAAACAAAAGGACAAAGAGGCGTATATAAAGGTCCTAGAGATTCTAAAAACTTGGTAGAAACTGTACAAGGCCTTTAGATAATAACATAATTTGTTTCAATTTGTCTAGTAGCTAAATATTCTCTTCTTAATTTCTTAATTAAAATTAAAATTAAAGTTCCTATTCCAATTAAAATAAAAAAACTAATTATACCACCTATTAAATATAATAGGTGTAAAATAGAACCGTCTAACATTATTAATTATTTAGTTAAGTTAATGTTTTTTTAAATAATATTTTTAAATTATACTAATTAGTGGTTTAAAAATAAATTTTTATATTTACTATAATAATGTCAAATGCTATAGTTTCAATTAATTTTGCAGATCTCAAATATGATTTATACCAAATTTTAGGACTAACCAAAGAAGCGTCAGATAATCGTATTAAAAAAACTTTTAGAAAAGTTGTATTAGAATTACATCCTGATAAAAATAAAGATGCAAATGAAGAATTATATAATCATGTAATCATAGCCAATCAAGTTTTAACAAATAGTCAATTAAGGAAAGATTATGATGCATTTTTAGAAGATTCTCTAAAAAAAGATTCATTTTTAGATTTGAAAAATAATTTTGATTCTCAAATAAAAGAAATGGAAAAATTTTTTCCTGTTAAAGAAGAAGCAAAAAGTTCTTTCACAAATAAAATAGATGAATTAAATAAAAAACATGGTTTTAATTCTGCAAATGATTCAAAAGATATTATGAATCAATATAATAAAGTAAAAACTAATAGAAAATCTCAAATTAATATTCCTCAAGAAAGAATAACTAATACTAAAGATTTTAATTCCAAATTTGAAAATAAAAAAGAATCAGGTATTTTTGATGAACAAATTATTGTAGCTAACCCAAATAGTAATTTAGGAACATATCAACCAAATGATGGTTTAGCTACTATTGGCGATTATTCAAATCTTTATGCAGAAGATACTGTGTCTACAGGAGCTTATACAAGTCTAGATATGGCATTTAAAATTCAAAAAATAAATACAGACGTTAAAGAAAAAACTTTAGATCAGAGAATGAAAGAATATAAAAGTCAAACTACCCAATTTTCTAATAGAAATCCAAATGATTTTTCTAGTAGAAGTTTTAATGATTGGATAAATCAATAATCTAAAAATCTTCATTTATATTTATTTTGTCTAAATATCTTTGAGCTTCAGTATAACCTAAATTTATTATTTTTAATTTGTATTCCAAATTTATATTAAAGTTTGTAATATTAAATTCAGCATTTTTTATTTGAACAACATTTTTCAAATATTTTTTAATATTTTTTTCACTAATTGTATCTGCTGTAACAGATAACACCGATTGAATTAGAGTCTGAACTGAATTAATTTTGTTATCGAACGAATTTTTAACATAAAATCCAATAGTTGATTTTCTAGGACAATAATTTATTGGAAAATTATTTACCAAACCACCATCTACAAATAATTCATTATTAAATAAAACTGGAGTAAATATAATAGGTACTGATACAGAAATTCTTAATGCTAAAATAATCGATACTTCTGGAGTTTCATCTACACTAAAAACTTTTTCTTTACATGTAGTTAAATTTGTACCAACAATTATTAATTTTTTGTTAGTTAATTTATATAATTCATCAAATGTTATATCTGTTTTATTTATTTTTGATTGTAAAAATTTAATAAATAATAACTTTATTCTTTCACCATCTTGAATACCATAATTTTCAAAAAAATTAATACTGTCAATTTCACCTGTTAATTTTGTAAAATTAAAATTTATAATGAAATTTTTTATCTCTTTAATTGACCAACCTAAATTTAATAAGAAAGAAATTATAGCTCCAGCAGATGTTCCTACATATAATGTAATTTCATCTAAATTAATTATATTATTTTCAACTAATTTTTCTAAAGCACCTATAAAAGATAATCCTTTTATACCCCCTCCACTAAAACATAAAGTATTTATTATTTTTTTTTTATTTTTGAATTGTTCTACTATTGATTCTACATTTGATTCTATTATTGGTTCTACTATTGGTTCTACTATTGGTTCTACTATTGGTTCTACTATTGGTTCTACTATAGGTTCTACTATAGGTTCTACTATTGGTTCTACTATAGGTTCTACTATTGGTTCTACTATAGGTTCTACAGTTGATTCAATAGTTGGTTCTATAGTTGGTTCTACGATTGTTTCTATAGTTGGTTCTATAGTTGGTTCTACGATTGTTTCTACGATTGTTTCTATAGTTGGTTCTACGATTGTTTCTATAGTTGGTTCTACGATTGTTTCTATAGTTGGTTCTATAGTTGGTTCTATAGTTGGTTTAATAATTAAATTTGCTTCTATATTATCAGAAATTTTAATTTCTTGTTTTAATATAATTTTTGGTAGTTTCTCTTTCTTTTTTGAAGAAACTTTATTTTTGTCCATAATATTATTTATATTTATTTCTTTAGATAATCATATAAGTTTTTATATTATTTTTTTCAAATTTATTATAATGGTGAAAGCAGAGAAATTAATAAAAGAACAAAAGGAAAGGGAAGATAAAAAAAAAGATACATTTGAAAAAATATTATTAAAAATAGAAAAGAAGATAATAATGGCAAGTTCATCAAATAGTTATATTACATGGTATTTGGTACCAGAATTTATTATAGGGTTACCTATGTATAATTTAAAAGAATGCATAGATTATTTAGATAAAAAATTAACTAAAGATGGTTTTAAAATAATATTATATGAACCTAATATAATTTATATTGATTGGACACCCTCAGAAAGAAAAAAAGATAATAAAAATAAATAAAACATAAATTTTATTTATTTATTTTGAGTAGTAAATAAATTAAAAAATAACATGAAACATATACCAACTAAAATGAGAACAATAATATCTCTATTTGTTTGAATAATATCTTCAAAATTTTCCAATATTTTTGGTCTAAATTGTTCTCTAATTTTAATTTGACAACTTCTACAAGTTTTTAAATGATTAACAAAGTCATTACAATAAGTATTCTTAATAGATTTTAAAGGTTTTTTGAATGTTTGTGGTTTGTTTTCATTAAAATTAACTTTAGAAAACTTTTCTATAGATTTTTTTTGAATAATTGGTTTTCTAACTTCATGTGTTTGTTGAACATTTTTGTCAAAGTTTTTATATTGTTTTGAAATATAATCATTTCGACCCCATGCTTCCTGAATTGAACAATAATTCATTATTTATACTATTTCTATACTTTAGATTTTATTATTTTATTTAAATAAAAATATCTAAACTATGTTATATGGAAAAAATACTTGATAATCCTTATGTTATTGGTACATTGACAATGTTTATATTTCTTTATACTGCCTCAATAAGACCTGACTTACCTCCTTATATAAAAGTTTTATTTACAAATCCTATTTTTAGAGTGTTTGTTTTGTTTTTAATTGTAGTAAGAGGAAATAAAAACCCATTATTTGCTTTAGCAATTGCTATTGCATTTGTAACTACATTAACTTATTTAGGTGAACAACAAGCTAAAGAAGCATTCGCATCTGTGAACAATACAATTTTAGAGAATAATGAATCTTTAGAAAATGATGAATCTTCAGATAATAATGAATAAAATATATAGGCTATCACTATATTTATTTATTTTTTTAGAAAAAAATAAATAAAAATATCTAAAATATGTTATATGGAAAATATATTTAATAATAAATATTTTGTTGGTATACTAACAATTTTTATATTTCTTTATGCAGCAACAATAAGACCTGATTTACCTCCTTATATTAAAGTTTTATTTAAAAATTCTATTTTTAAAACATTTATTTGTTTTTTAATTGTTGCAAGAGGAAACAAAAACCCATTATTTGCATTAGCAATTGCAATAGCATTTGTAACTACATTAACTTTATTAAACCAACAAAAAGCAAAAGAAGCATTTGAAAAAATATCTAATGAATAATTGTTGTGCGTTAATTTAAAGAAAAGTTAATTATATAATAATATAATATGCCTGATTCTGATACATCATCTGAAATAAAAGTAAACTATTATGATAACAATGG